CTTTGACTTAATGATAAAGCTGTACCTAATTCTATTGCACTAACGTTGAACGATTTCCTTGCTCTACGTCTTGGTGCTTTGCGTCTTGCTGCCATGATTACTCAGAAATGAGTACCCTATATAACTATATATGCAACATTTTCTAGTTTACATTATGAGTGAGTCAAAATACAACTTTGGTTCCCCTTCTAAAATGAAGGGATTGGTAGCAGGCGAAAAGGCAACATTGCGTTTCCTAGATTTGCCAGAAAAAGTAGATACAGAATGGGGTGTTAAGTATACGGTTTCTATCCTTTTACTTTCACATCCTGGTTATCCTTCTCTTTCTTCTAATGGAATGAAGATGCAATGGCAAACAGGCGCTACAGTAATGGTAAAGAACATTGTGCCATTATTGCAGGAAGGAAACAAAGAGTTTCTTAAAGATTACAAAGACTTAACTTGGGAACTCGAAGCAATGGACGATGGGAGTTTGTGGTTAACAAATGCTTAGTTGCTTTAAGTGTAAAAGTACAAACGATCTAACTTTGCCAGCTAGTGGCGACAAACATTTAGCTATATGTGGTAAATGTTTAACCAGCGGAACGTCTACAGTCTGGGAGTTTTCACTTTGAGGCGAGAGTGTACATTGTGCAAACAGGCATTTCTACATAGGTCTGTAGAAAAATTCCATACACATTTAAACATATGTATGGAATGCCAACAAGCTATTACAAAAATAATAGCAACTGCTTAGCTTATCTGGCCTTTTTCTTTTAAGAAAGAATAAGGATAAGAGAAGTAAAAGGTAAGGAAAGGTATTGCAGAGTGAGATACAATGCCTTTCCAAGCCATTAATCTAGCTATATTGGGGTATTTAACTCTACTTCAACCCTAACTTACCTGTTGTTTTGGGTTGTTTTGTGGCTTCTTTGGGCTTAAGATCTCCCATTATACCCCCTAAACCACTCTTGTTAGCTGCGTATTCTACTAACATACTTGTCCAATCTCCATCTTTTGCAGCTTTTCTAATTCCATTCATCGGGTCCAAATCTTTAGCTTTCTTTGTCATTGCTCCAACTGAGCCAAAAAAACTATCTTGGAAGTTTTGTAATTTATCATGCATACGGTCTTCTATTTCCTCAATTACTGCTTGGAGTGCTTCGACTAAAATATCATCGCTTTCCTCAGATTGCACCCAGGTAGTCCATTTTTTTCTGCTTAATTCAGCTATATAGTTCGATAAGAAAAAATAAAAGATTGTCCAAATAGTAGCGTATACCAGGAGTGTTAATGTATCGATTTCCACTAAACATCGTCCCATTGAGATTGTGGAATAACTGATGGCCTATCGCATTTTTCACGTTTCATATTTTTAATAATATTTTTTTGTGCTAATGCTAACAAAACAATCTCGGTGGGAGATGGGTCGTCTTTGATGGTAGTAACGTAATCAGATGCCCAACGTTGACATCTTGGAATAGGGCCTGCGCCGCTAGGTGTAAACTCAGGCGTTCTTGGTTCGTCACGGCCTACAACGGTGGTAATTGTATTGCTTACAATATCACCGGCTCCTGTGACAACGCCTTTAACTTTCTCTGTAATTGCTTCTCCTAAATTATCTATATTATCTTCTGCAAATTGTTTTAGTTGATCTCTAAACAAAAAGGCCGTAGCTCCAACAACTGCTAAAGTTGATAATGCAATAGTTGGAATAGCTACAGCTCGTAAAGTATTATTTTTAGAGTCAGACATTATTTTCTCTAAACTTTTTTGTTGTGTAGGTGTTACTTTCCTAAATTCTATGTCTTTGGGGATGGCAATTACAGGCATTATAATCCAAAACCTTTCTTTCCACGTTCTAGAGCGCCCTCTGTAAGTGTATCTCGTGTATCGGATGGTGCAATGCCATCACGTTGTTTTACACCATCCAATAACTCTAATGCCAGGAATAATTCTGCAATTGCCATTATACTATTCCTGTTTCCCTGGCTGTAAGATATGTAAGCACCAATCTAACAAGTAACTGTTCCACTGTTCTGCTGTCATTAAGCCACTTCGGAAACTCGACATGATATATTTTTTGCGTCATTTACGTTTTAAGCGTAATATTGCGCTTACTACTTGCGTATGATTGTCTTTTAATTTGTCTGCACTTATTGGAACTAAACTTTCACTGCCATAAGCAAACTTATCTAAAAATAGATCATATAATGCATTGCGTAAACTTTGCATTTTTTTATTTACTTGTGCTTTAGTTAATTTCTTTTTAGGCATATATTCTTCCTACTGCTGTTACTCCAACCGTATCGGTTGCATCATCTGCTCTTATTATTAATTTAAATCTTGCAAACGGTGGTATTAACACCTTCATCGGAGCGCCAAACGGCATAGTCAATGAAGCTGATACACCGTTGTCAAACTTTGCAATATAACCATCTTCACCATCAATGTTAATTGTGGTTGTTATTTCTGCTGTACTTTTCATATTGCGCCCTGCTGCAAGTTCTATTATTGCATAATAAGCACCATTGGTATGGTCAAAGAATGTAAAATCTTCATTTGCAGGTATTTGACTTTCGTTATTCCCGAAAATATGATCTCCTATTACATTTAGGCTTGTACCAATCCCGACCGGGTTGCTAGATCCTAACATCATGTTAGGCCTCTAAGCGAATGTAACGGTAACTGCTGCTGATATTGTTGCTGCGTCAGTAACGGCTATTGATAATTCTACGCTGTTTCCAGATACAACACCTAAGTCTGTGTCATATTGTCCAAAGTTCATAGAAGTTCCGGTGGCTGTGGTTGATGCAACGTTTGCTGGTCCGGTCATTACTGCGTCACCATCTCTCATTGCATTTCCAGAGATCTTAATCAATGGGATATATTCATCACTGCCATCTGCAGTCGTAGCGATTGCTACCTGTTTTATTGCACTAACACCTTGTGGTACTGTAAAACTAGATGAAACGGATGCTCCGCCTAGATTATCCAATGCCTGGAAAGATGTGGTTGCTGCTAATTGCGATTCTGTTCTTGATACTACTATTGCCATGTTTATTATTTCCTTATGCTTTTACTCGGATTGGGCCTAGTTTGGCCAAGGTTCCAGAGCTGAACCCTTTTGTTAAAGCTTTAGCAACAAAAGCAGCGCCTAGAGTGCCTACGATTTTGTTTTTATTGCTCATAACTGTCCTTTGCATGGTTTCTAATCCACCACTAATATTTCCGTCTAGTCCTTGTTTAATTGCTTCGGATAATCCGGACCTTTGACTTAATGATAAAGCTGTACCTAATTCTATTGCACTAACGTTGAACGATTTCCTTGCTCTACGTCTTGGTGCTTTGCGTCTTGCTGCCATGATTACTCAGAAATGAGTACCCTATATA